CGTGATTCTACTATTCCTTTAAGGAAAGTAAATGTGTTATCAAGACCTTTTTCAAGGAATTGATTAGCACTGGCTATAAGCGAGATAATACTCGTAGGAGGGACCTGCTCGTTCTCTTCGGGAATGGGAACACGCATATATATAGGTGTAATATCTACACCATTATACGCATCCATTCCACAGGACTCTCTAAATTTACACTTAGAGAAGGTCTTTGTCCTGTTCATCTTTAGTGCAAAAGCACTTAAAAATGTGTCGAAGAGATCAACCCACGTCGATGGTATGATTATATCATCACCATAGACGTACACGCTACGGCTAAGGCTGAACAATGTTTTAGCCGTAACTTTGGAAGGAGACACTTTGTTATATTGCAATCCTGTTAGGAGTGCAATACAGTAGAACACTAATGACTCTACTGGAAAACAAAGTGCGGAACCCATGGAAGCGAATTTAAAAAGATTTAAATTCTTTCCATTCACACATGCAACAGGTGATCTTGTTGCCTGTATAATCCTTGAAAATGAAGGATTTACAGAGAACAGGTGTTTAACAAGTTCATTAGACACCCTATCCGATGCTTCGGATAGATCAACTGTTGAAAGATTACCGTCGACGGAATGTTTTTGAGCTAGATCTCGATTAATGGACTGATGTGTAAAATTTACATGTCCTCCACAAATCCGATCATGCTCAATTCTGTCAACTAGATAATCTTTCACTCCTTGTTGAAGGAATTGCATAGTGACGGGTTCCATCGCTATGATACGTGGAGACTTTAGAGTCTTCGGAACGTGGATCACACGTACCGAAGGAGTCTCATCAGTCACCTCTAGGTATCTGTCTTTTGAATACCATTCTTCTGAACTAAATATGTTAAGTCCAGGAGAAAATACGGTATTTAATTGACGATACCACTTGAAGCGCCGAAAATCGTATTTACGATTTCCAGTAAGTCGCTCCATGGTTGACCCAGGGCCATGATGGGGAATAAATATTTCCTCATTAAGGTCCAAAGGACAAACACTAGAGATGATGATACGAGCAACCTTATCGAAAGCCTTAAGTTTAAGGTAATCGAAAATGTGTTGCCCAAGACACGTATCAGTCTGTTCATAGGTTTGGAATGATTTCTCAATCCTTTCCTGCGAACATTCGATTTTGACTTTCTTATACAGATAGCCAATAGATCGAATAGCGGCGAGAGCCAACGTTTTGTTAGTTGTCTCACATAAACTCCTTCCACTCACCTTGTCAAACACCAGAGTAGTAAAACCTTTCAGAAATGAAGGGAGATACCCTGATTTCTTAAAACCAATGAAATCAGTAGACTCTACGCAACCTTTCTCTAAACAGTTATAAACTGTATCAGTGAAGGTTGGTAAGGTTATCGTTACAAACGATAAACCTTCATGTTTGACACGTCTCTTGATTGTATCAAGATCACGAGATGAGTACACGGTTGAACATTGATTCGAAAGATCTTTTAGAAGATTTTCGAATAGGGTAATGATGGAGGATACTTTCATGGCTTTTCACTCCTGGTAAACTTTACCTAGGATTGTCCAGCTATGTCAGTAGGCTACTGCCGTCCAATCGGACCCCCATCGGTCACGCCTAATGGCGAGAGGCGCACACAGCCAAAATATTGGCCGACGTGAGCCACGTCTTCAAACCATCGACAATATCTTCGAGTTCAGCATCGGAAAATCCGAATGATGGCTCGTCGATAACGATGTAGACACCCGCACGCTGATATGCATTTTCAGCAGTGAGAGGATCTGCAGCGACGACGGTTTGATCCAGTCTAACCATCCTACGGGTTCTACCCTTGGATGATTGGTGAGACACCTTCATTTGAAGAGTGCCGTCTTCACTGGAATAGAGCGAAGATGATTTATCATCTTCTATCCGGTGAAGGTCCGTTGCGACGGCGTCAATTGTGACGCTCTGCGGCGTAGCCAATGACATAGTGACCTCCTAAAAGGTTAATATGTTAAAAGCCTTAGGTAAAACGTTGTATACCTAAAGCTGTTAGAATGGAGAGTTGGAACGGATTAAAACTGTTCCAATCAAGATTGAAGCCAAAAGGACTGGCCTCCGCTCGACACTTAACGATCTCTTGTTGCAGCCCGGCACATTCTTTTGGTGTATCAGTAACCACACCATTGAGGATGAACCGTTCTGTAAATCTGGCGACTGTATAAGAAGAAGTTATCTTCTGATACATGACATAGGCACCTTTTGATGCCATATTGTCAAAGGTAACAGAGTCGAAATTAGAAATAACAGTTCCGACATTTGTTACCCAGTCAACCAGCCAAGACCAAGGTGTCAGCTCCCAAACTAATGAGGGTGTTAAATTTAACCCCCAGAGTTTGGAAGTAGCGCGGAAATTGCCCCAATCACCTTCTTGGAGTCCAGGTATATAATACCTGAAAGAACCTTTAAACCAAGCCTTCTCACTAATAGAAGTATAAGTTGTACTTCTATAATCATAAAGGTAGTTCTGTGGTATAACAACAGAACTAGTCTTTTCTGATTGTGATGTGGATTGGTTATTGAAAAGGTTCCCGCTGCGCTTTAGCCATTTAGCATTATTGGCCTTAAGCCGTGCTAATTGACTGTCCAATCTTTTCATAGATTGAAACCAGCGGCGCACATCTGACAGAAACGGCCGCCATCCGAACTGCGCGTTTAGATAATCTGAACCAAGATCACTAAACTTGCGTAGTTTAAACTTAAACAAACTAGGAAAATCGCGAAGCTCAGCCAGAAATTGGCCGAGGTTAACCTTCGGTTTCAGAGGCTTGAAACGATTCCAAGCATCTGGACCTAGGCCTTCCGTATATTCCAGTTTGTCGGATGGAATCCCAGAAGAACTGGGTAAAATGGCCCGGCGGTCTGAGTCCCAGACTTGACCGTACCCGTCTGCTCTTACAAAACCAGAGCGGGCTGAGACGTCATTGTGCTCAACGAAATATTCTCTGAGAGACATGGACCCACCCTGACCTGAACGCCAGTGTGGATGTACTTCGTCAACCATTACCTTGTAAGGTATATGGGCCAAAGTACTATAAAGCGTCACGCGAGAAGAAAGGGCTCCGCCTATGGAATACCTATAATAGGTTCCTAAGACGTCCCGAACTTCTTCACTTGATCCTTCATGTCTAGTTCTCATAGAATATTCTCCTTGAAGACGATGTTCAACCTTGAGAGTGCCCTG